TCTAACTTTTTTATATAGTTTCATACCTCTTTCATACTTGTATAGTTTGGTTTCTATCTCTGATATACGAGTTATTGCTGAAGTTAAAAGCAAATCTTGTAGTCTTGTGTATTTAACTAGGTCTAAACAGTATGCCCTTACAGCTTCATCAGGCATTTGTTCTGTCTCACGTTGCTTAACTTCTATTTCAAACTCTATTTCTGGCGGTGGATTGCCAACAAGTATCTTAAAAAACTCTTTATGTGTCATATCAGTTCATTTTAGGAAATAGTTGTTGCTCTAACATATCAACAGCACGATCATCTAGTGTGTTGGTAGTTTGTTTGCAGATAGCTCTAAGCAGATCAACTACTAATCTCTTTACAGCAGTGGTAGTAAAGAACTTAAGTAGTATTGGTTTAAGTATTTTAAGCATGATTTGTTTGTTTTTTCAAACATAGCACACGTTATTGTATCTTGCTTTCTGTCCTACTAACCGCTTGCGATAACTTATTTAATCTTCTTCGTAATTTATATTTAAGACAAATCTTAATTTTGTATCAGTCTGCCATACACCAGCATGGAGAGCATCACCGTCAGCAATAACACATCTATTGGCTTCAGATTTCACAAACTCTCCATCTTTAAATTGTGTACCTCCGTTGTTTGTATTTAAATAAAGAATTGCAATTTTAGGTTTAGCTATTAAATTTAATTCTGTAAAATCTGCATGATACATTCCTTGATATGATTTGTTTTGACCCATTATGCAAATAGATCTCATCTGCCAAAGTTTTTTAATTTTTAAAAGTTTTTCAATGCTTTTAATACCTTGGTAATTAAGTTCGTAAAGATCTGAATATTCAATACCGTTTGCGTGTCGGTTAAACAACATTGCTTGAGCTTGTATTTCTATAAAATTTTTATTAATAGCTTCCATTGGATTTGCTGTAAATGGTAAAATTCGATAACTTGGTCCTCCCATTATTTCGCATGCAAACTGTCCAAAAATTTCTGGCGGTAAGAAGTTGTCTATAACTTGGATAGAATTATTTATTTGTACTTTTGTCATTTGCCTAAATAGTTAATTATGTATAGTATGACTAATAAAAGTAATTATGGAAGATCAAGAGCCTAGTAAAGTCGAAACCATTGTCAAAGTTTGTGTGCTTCTATGGTCGGCAACGCTATTGTCCCTTTCATACTACGAACCGCCATCTGGTAAAAAGATTGTAGATTTTGACCCGACATTTATTGCAAGTATTTTTTCAGCTAGTACAGCATCACTAGGTTTTTCCATAAAAAAGAAAAAAGATACTATAGTAGATAATAAGAACTCTAAAGTAGGCATCAAATGAAAAAGCTACTCTTACTAGGTTTATTTATAGCTGCACCTTGTTATGCAAATGGAGTGCCAACGTGGACTACTGGTTCAAGTAATAGAACTGAAAACACTACACAAACTATAACTCGCAGCGTAGTCACAGAAAAATATGGGTCAACAATAAATACTTGGGAAGCATCTAATATATCTGTAGCTGCATCTGCTGGTATCGCTGGTGGTGATGCAGTATTTACTGTTGCAGATACTTCAAAAGATTGGTCACTTAATGTAACCACAAGGGCAGCAGGTTTAATGATTGAAAAGATCACACAGAATGACACGATCAACACTACTAGCGTTATCACTTCTTTGTCTGTCTTTAGTCAGTAATAAAGCAAGAGCCGAAGGCGATACAAACGTACAGGCTCAACCTAATGCTGTTGGTAATTCTAGTATTATCAACCAGAATATGAATGTTAATAATGGAATGACAGGTAAGCTACAGTTTGGAAACTTGGTCTGTAGTCAACCTACTATGGCTGTAACTCCTTTCTATACAGGGAATGATGCACAGGGAGAAGAAACATATAGCATCAATGAAGGTTGGGGAATACAAATGAGTTTTATGATACCGCTAGGAACTAATAATGAAACGTGTTCTGAACTAGCAAAAGTAAAGCTAGACCTAGCCAAAGAAGAACTAGACAAGCAAGTGCATGATAAACAGCTAGTTCGTGTTTTGAAATGCCAGCAACTTCACGCATCAGGATACATGATTAACCCTGCTTCTAAATACGCATACATCTGTAGTGATGTCATCAATATACGAAGTTATGTAAAAGCCAACTCTGAAAAATTTAAGTAGCTAGTTAGACGCCACATGTACAGGTATGTGAACTCTAGCTACCTTTATTATTATCCATCTTTTCTTTCACATTTGCGACTTCTTTTTTAAGAATCTTAGTAAAAATTTTCTTAAATGTTTTCTTGATAAAAGCTAATACTGACTGCATAGCAATACCACCAACTACACTAGCAACTGACGCTGTACCTGCTGCTATTACACTAGAAGCTATAACCTCTGGTGCAGGTATTGGCATCTCACCGAAAAATGGTAGATTAAACGTAGCTATAGCTTCTTCACTTGATAAAATTTCTTTGGGTACTGGCTGGTTCTGCGGTATTGTTTCTGGTGTTGGCTGTAACTCTTCCTCCTTTGAAGATGCTTTATCTTTTTCAGCAGAAGATTCCTGACCTCCCAAACCCGACTCTACCTGCTCCAAACTTGGAAGAAGTAAAGGGTCTAGATAAGGTTCTTCCACTATCGGAGGATAAAAAATTGTTTTAGGCGGTACGAGAATATAATCTGTATCAGGCAGATTAATCTCTGGTATGTCCATTATTCTTCAGTTCTATCTTTAATAATTGCAGTTAGTTCAATAATTCTAGTTTTACATTGGTTTATAACATTTTGCGCTTGGTTATGCTTAGTAATTACTTCTTGTAATTCAGCTTGCAGTTCTTCAGTTGTAGATTTTGCCATTATTCTGGTTTAGGATATTTAGCTTTTACAGGATCAATCATATCTGTTTTCCATTTGTCGATACCGTTGTGGTAGATATAGTCAAGTTGCGATCCCAAAGAAGGATAACCGTCTGGTTCAAATAATCTATCTGTTTGATATTTTAATTTATTTAAATCTTCTCTTGCTTTTTTTACTTTCTCTTCATCATAATTAAAAGTGTTGCCATCTTTATCAAAGCACCCCTGTCCGTCTATTATTGTAAGCTCCATGTCGGGATAAGCATGATAAATAGCTTCTTGGTCGTATAACATTAGTGTGCAATCTCCTGTATCATAAAAGTAGATGTGCCAACAGTAATATTCGGGCTTTGTCCAGTTATAAAAATAGGCGCCCAACTATACCTTGTAGCCCACGCAACTCTATATGTAGACGAAGTTGTATTGCTAGGGGTATAAAGTAACCGTGCAGTATTCATAAAGTTAAAGTGGTGTGTATGGTCGCTACTATGAGCCGACATATTACAGTTAGAAATACCATTATACACAGTTCCACCACTTCCTATGTTTCCTATTTGTGAGCCATCTCTTTCAAATCTAAATCCAAACCCTGTAGCACCCCACCATCTTCCAGAAATGGGGGCGTGTACAGTTATAAGAAGTTGATTAGTAGAAGTTTCTGCTGCGTAGCTAGTTATTTCTAAACCTGTACTTGCATAGCTTGTGCTTGTAGTTGATGCTCTAGTATTGACAGTTTGAACGGTAGTTTTTATGATTCTACCTTCAGAAGAGTTAGTACCGTCTGCATAATATATAGCCATTATGATACCTCCGTTAAATTAAACTTATACTTTTTGCCATTGCGTTTGTTAATCAAGAATAGCGACTCCTCTCCTTCTTGTATAGTATAACTTCCCCAAGTTCCGTCAACATCATTAGATGAACCTTCGTTAGATAAGTTAAGGTCATTGGTATATATGTTTCTTACTCTGTAAGATGTATTACCTATATCGTAAGTGTTGTTAGCGGTTGGTAGAAAATGTCCATTAGTTCCTTCAACATACCAACGATCAGCACCAGTAGTAACAAACTTTACATGACCACCAGCACCAACAGCTTCTATAAGAAAGTCAGCGTTACTCCCTGACTGTTTAAGTCTGCCAGTTATATAAACACCACCTGAGTATGTTTCTAACTTTTTACTGTTGTCGTAGTAAAGTTCGCAAGATCCATTAGGGCCAAATCTAGCTACATATTCACTACCGTATTTAATATCTAAATTAGCAGCAGTAGCTAAATTTATAAGGTTAATACCACCAGAATGAGAAATTTGTAAATCTCCACTATCACCAAGTCTTAATTGTGCATTGTCTTCACCAGTGTAATACTCAGATTTAACACCTAAAGCGGTTGTTTCTAATCTTTTAGTACCGTCATGATATAGCTCTACTGCTCCGTCACCAAGTACTTTTATACCATCTTCACCACCTTGTGGTTTAATAAAAATATTATCTGCTGCTTGTATCAATATATCATCATAAATAGACTCTAAATTTAAATCTCCATTACCGCCAGCAGTGATTACACTATTACTTCCATCATAATAAATTTTTAATTGATCGTTATCACCAAATATTGCTTTATCATTTGTACCAAAGTCAATATTATTACCATTCGTATCTAAAGCACCGCCCAACTGCGGTGAGGTGTCAGATACAAGGTCAGTAGTAATATTTGAAACTGTTGCGTTAAGGGCAGCTATATCTACACCGTCAACTGTTCCTGTGACTGTGATATTTCCTGTTACATCAAGACCAGCACCAACGTCTAGGTTGCCAGTTACGTCAATGTGACCATCTGTATTAATAACAAGTCTGTTTGTTTGGTTGGTTGTATCATTAAAGATCAAACCTCCATCTGCATTTTGTATCTTGTAATCTGGGTTATGGTTAGAATCAGTAAAAGTTATTGCTGGTTGTGTATTAGATATTGTTAGATTTCCTGTTAACGTACCGCCAGCAAGAGGTAGTTTATTTGTTATTGCAGCATTAGAAGCGTTGATTGCATTTGCTTCAATACCATCTAACTTAGAACCATCAGCAGCTACGTCACGACCATCTACGTTACCAGATACAGCTATGTTTCCTGTTACTGAAACACCTGATGAAGTAGTTTCAAACTTCTTAACGTTGTCGTAATAAAGATCTACACCTGCATTATCATCAAAGGTTGCCATGTTTTCATTATCGGCAGCATTTTTAATAGCAACAAAGTTTGAATTAATATTTAAAGCACCAGTTCCAACATCTGCAATGTGGCTGTCAGTACCATCATGAAAAATTTGTAAATCTGCACTTGTACCAAACTCAGCTTTTACGGTGTCGTTATATCTATTACTACCAGTAAATGTGTTACCAGTAACAACAGCAAAGTTACCTGTAGCTGTGACACCATCTACCCAAGCACTACCAGTATAAACCTTAAGTGAGTTAGATGTAGTATTGAAGAACAGATCTCCTGTGTCTAAGCTAGTTGTAGGGTTGTTTGCACCTATACGATATGTATTAGCAAAACTGTTAACACTAGATATATTGCTTGCTACTGTATTTACGTTACTTATAGCTCCACCAACTGTATTTACGTTACTTATAGCTCCGCCAACTGTGTTGACATTAGTAA